ATAGGCGTTGATTTAACCGCTGCCCGCGTTGCTTTGTTAGTAGGTTTTACCGCTGTATATGTTGGCTTGGTCGATGCATCAACTATACCTGTCTGGTATTTCGTTTCGTAATTGGTTAGATCAACTAAAAAACCGTCTGTTTCTTTAATCCATCTGTCATACGTTGTGCCAAACTTTTTACGCACATCTTTGACCACTCGATTCATCGCTACCTTGCTTGGTATGCGCGTTCCTTCCATTGCCAGCCTTGCACGTAAATAATTAGCCAGCTTTTTTAATTCTGGGTCTAATTTGTTTGCGTTTGTTTTTGCCAATCGCTCAACGTATATCTGGTGGGCAACATTAGCATCAACATTGGGGTCAGTAGCCATTATTCAGCGCCTAAATTTATACCATCGCCGCTTTCTTCAATTTCCGCTTTGATAGATTCATCATCAAGCGATGTTAAATTAGCATCGCGCATCTGATCGTAAAATGCTGACTTAGGCAATACACCGCCTTGAATACCTGCGACCCAAGCCGTGATAGTTGGCGCATCCATTGACGCTGGAAAGAAATCGCTGTTTAGTGTAAATACAATTTCATCGCTTGGCGCTGTACTCATATACGCATCACACCACTTCAAGCATATTTTATAAGCGTCTGAAACATTACCCGCCGATAATGCTAGTGAGCTAGTATTCGTTGATAATTTAGCACCAACCGCAAACGCTGTTTCCTGCGCTGTGTTATCGCTAACAATCTGTGCGCCTAACGCCACAAACTGCGCCTCTTTGTCCTTCATCATTTCACGCGGCAATAAATTCGCATCTGCCTGCACTAATGACATACCGCCAGACTCACCTAAAAAATGCCCTTTGCGACTACCCAATACAACGCCGTTGGGATTACCTTCTGCCCATTCGGTTGCATTCAATGAGCTAGTTACCGCTAGCGTTGGTTGCCCAGCGATAAAACTAGATTCTTCTGCGTCTGCGCTGTTGTTGTAATGGGCGCAATTTAATACTGCCAAATCATATAGCAGTGCTTGATCAACATCTGGGTTATTATTTTCAGACCCAGTAAATACCAACGGGATATAATTAAGCGTTTGACCGTTTGCCAATCTTGGCTCAACATAATCGCCTGTACTTGTGCCATCCTCGTTATATCGCTCAATAGAATAAACGCCCTCAACCAACCGCAGCACAATATAGGTTATTACCTGCTCGCGCTCGCCTGTCATTATATTTAGAACGCTTTCGTTTTCTTTTAGCTTAACGTAATTTAATCGCGTACCTGTTTCGGTTTGTTCCTCGTTCCAGTCGGTAACGCATTCCGCTGCATAGGTTTTTATGGTCGCACGAATACCACGCGCAACATCAGCTCTAGACGTTTGACCATCAACGGTAGGATAATCGACCAACATAGCGCAACGGCCTTTTTTAATCACCTCAGACAATACCCACTGGCTTTGCTGGTTTAGTGATATGCCGCTGCCATCTGCGTTATCAATTAAATAATCAATCGTGTTTGGCACTTCAACCCTTGGCGCTTTTCGGTAAACAATGCCAACCAACCCCATCAAGGTTTTATAGCAAACGTTAAAAAATACCGCCCGCAATAAATATTGAGCATAGCGAGGGTTATTAACATCGCTAGTGCTTTCATCTGGGTTAGGGATTGGCAGGTATTTTGTTTTTTCTTTCTTGATCTTCCAACTACCCGCAACGCAATCCTCAACCAATTCCCAATTAGCCTTATGATCATCGTATTCTGGATTATTAATTAAGCTTGTATTTCTCATATTACAAATCTCGTTTTAAGATCAATTACGGGTTTGTTGATCGGCATTTCATACGCAATCGGATAGCCTGTCGCATCGTTTTGGTGGTCTTTGCCTGACTTTTTATCAGGCGAACCATTAGCATCATAAACTTGCTGCTCCAAATTATCCGCAGTTGTTGGGCACAATTTGTCGTTAATATATAACACACCGCGAGAAAATGCACTATTGACTGCTAGTATGCGATCTTTAACAAACGGGTTTGAGTTCCGCGCCCTAACCGTAAACACGCCATCAAGCATAGCAATATCAGAAGTCGATGCGCCAACGCTCTTGCGATTCTTGCCGCTAGCATCAGGATAGACATTGATTTTATTACTTGGGTAACGCTCAGTTAATATCGTAATCATTTCTGGCGTATCGTAACCATCGCAAACTTCATCAACCGCATGCCACGTTTTGCCGCCATCGCGCTTAACGTAAATGGTCGCCGCCATTTTTGTTACGTTAAAATCCATCCCAATAAATAATTGCTCACCAGCTTTTACGGTTTCACGACTGCGATGTGTTTCCCTGCAATAGCTTTGGTAAACCGTTCCGCTTGTTAAGTTAACAAACTGCCCGTTTAAATACGCCTCAATCAATTGCGGTGGGTAATCACCCTTAAGCGTTTCGATATAATCATCTGGCAGGTTTTTAGCATTGTCATACGTGCTAGCCTGAATCAAACCGTATTGATTACCACCGTTTTTAACAAATCGCTCATGTGTAAATTTAAAACCTTCTGGCGTAGTGGTCACATCAACGCCGTTTTTTAAACCGTCAACGCTATAACGCATCCGCGCTAATATCTTGCGCCACGCCTCCGCCGCTTTATCGGTTGGCATGATATCCAATTCATCTATCAACGCATGGCCAGACTTAAAACCAACAATGTTAGACGGGTTATCCATTGTGCGGCAATTGATCACGCCGTACAAAGTGCCATTACGGTATAGCTCAACTTCGGCATCGCCTATTTTTATTTTTATATCAAAGCCAAGCCCAAAAGCCACCTCGTCAATCGTTGGGTAAAATACTGACTTAACCAATTTGTATGTTGGCGCATAGTACGCCGCGTTTATATTTGGGAATTGTGCGAAGTGAGTGCAAAGCGCCGTTGAACCAACCCAAGTTTTGCCACTACCAAACCCAGCCACATACGCCCTAAACTTTGTGGACATCTGCATGAATTTAGACTGCGGAACATTAAGAGCTGGCATCTTTGCCCGCGTTCTCAACGGTAAAACTAATATTTAACGGTTTAGCTGTTTCAATATCTTTAGGCTGTTCTGTCTCGCGCCAACCCGCTTGAGTTTTTAAATAAAATATTGTGCTTGCAGTGTCGCCAGCCCTTGCCTTTTGAAGTAACCCGCCACCGATTGCGCCAATAGCTTTAGCCCTACCCCTTTTATAGTGTTCCGAGACAATGGGTTGGCGCTTCATGATTTCGTAAAAAGTAGTGCGCCCAATGCCCAAATAATCCGACATTTGCTCAACGCTTAAAATCGAGGAAAGTTTTTCCACTTGCTTTAATTCATCATCGGTTAATATTCTAGGCTTCGGTGGCATTGAATTCCTCCCCAGTTTCGGCGTGAACCGCAACCTTACCTGTAAAATCCTGCCAGCGGGTAATTATCACATCGCAGTACTTTTCGTCTAATTCCATTAATCGAGCATATCGGCTGGTTTTTTCGCAAGCTATCAGTGTTGATCCACTACCGCCAAATAAATCCAAAACAATATCTTTTGATCTGGTCGTTTTATCAATCGCCTCTTCTGGCAATGCTACTGGTTTCTGCGTTGGATGCACATAACTGCTTGCAGCGTCTTTGTCTACCTTCCAAACGCTGCCAATTCTTTTACCCGTTAACTCTGCGCCCCTATGCCATACCAGCGCTGTTTCGTAATCGCTTGAGAACGTCTTTTTTAAGTCGCCAATGCCACCGCCACCCTTGAACCATATAACTTGATTTGTCGGATAGCCAAAGCCTTCAAACATATCAATCCAAGTTGTCAGCACCTTCCAGCTTGTCCAAACAAAAACCCAGCCTGTGCTGCAAGCTTCTATCACTGGCGCAATATCTAAAAAAACATCATCGTTTGCTAATTTATCAAATTTATCAGATTTCGTTCTCATGTTTGACTGATAGCTAACACCATAAGGCGGATCAGTGTGAACCATATCAGCCTTTTTGCCATCCATAAGCTTATCAACCGCATCAATAGATGTTGAGTCGCCGCACATCAAACGATGGTTGCCAAGCACCCAAACATCGCCCAATACAGTTACAGGCGTTTCAGGTAATTCTGGGCAGGCATCTTCATCGGTTAAACCTTCATCAATATCCAAGCCCAGTAAGTCATCTAAAAACTCATCATCAAAGCCTAGCAGATCAATATCAAAATCTAATTCCTGCAATGCTTCGATCTCGACTTTAAGCATATCCAAATCCCAGCCAGAGTTAAGCGCCAATTGATTATCCGCTATAACGTATGCTTTGGCCTGCTCTGGCGTTAATCCATGCAAGGTGATTGTCGGTACTTCATCCATCCCAACTTGTTTAGCAGCGAGCAGCCTGCCATGCCCAGCGATGATACCGCCAGCCTCGTCAATTAAAATAGGATTGGTAAATCCAAACTCAGAAATTGAACGCGCCACTTCTGCGATTTGATCATCGCTATGCGTTCTAGAATTGTTTGCGTATGGCGTTAGATCATCAACCGCCATTATTTTGTATTCGTTTTCCATTTCAGCCCCTGACCAAAAAGTTTATTGACCAACCCAGTTGACCAAAAGTGATTGCTAATTTACCACAAACAGCAACCAAAGGTAACTTATTCCATAAATACGGTTTTTATTTAAAATATGAGTTGGGTAAAAAAAATCCATATATTTGGAGAGCTATACACCACGGGGCTTAGAGGGTTTTAAATACATAAATACAGTAATATATATATAGATATTATTATATCTATGAAAAGAAAAAAATCTCTCTACCCCTCCCAATCTTTTTTTATTTATCTCTCTATAACTCATATTTATGTATTTCTGTATTTATAACCAAGAATGGTGCTATAGCTAGCTTTCCAATAATATTGATTCCATATTTATAAACCGTATTTAAAGGAATTGTATAAAAAACGTACAATAAATCATCACTCAAATCTATAACGCCTCATAAGTTTCAGTGATTATCATTAGAATTAATGATGTCGGTCGAAGCTCATTATTCAATTAAATATACTAAATACTTTACAATCGGTTAAACGTTCTATACATTTAGCTATTAAATTAATAACAATTTTGGATTTTTTAATGAAGCCCATAAAGAAAAAGAAAACAATAGAAAAAGAATACTGGTTTTGTGGTGATGATAATCATAGTCATATGAGTGAGTTTTATGCACAAATGTGCATAGATAAAATGGCTAAAAGAAAGCCAAAAATAAAGCCAAAAATTAATAATTTTGAATGCGCTAGAATGGTTTTAAACGGCTCAACTTATCAAGATGTTGCGAAAATTAGAGGAATAACCGCAACTTCTGTTATGCAAAAATTTAATAACATTATTAGAAAATCAAGAAAAATAACAGATATATCTAGCGTCCCAGATCATGCGATTAATGCAAAAAAAATAAGTGATTTTAGAAAAAATAAAGAGTATTGGAATAATCAAATATTAATTTTAGAAATAAGCGAGGAGTAAGCCCGATGGAAAACCCATTTGAAGCACCGCTACATAAGCAAAATTTTACCGACTATTTGAGGCAAGAAACCCAAAATTTAGCCGTTGGCGAATCCAAGTATATTATCCACCACGGCAAAAGCAGGCCAGTTTTTATGGGGCTAATTCATAACGCATTTAAAGACCGAAAGTTTAGGTCTAAGCCTGACAATATAAACAACGATGGCTGGTGGATTAAACGGGTACAATAATAATGGCTAATCTTACTGACTACATCGAGGCAGGCTTTCGTGTTATGGGGCTTCATTCCGTTGATAAAAACGGGTGCTGTACCTGCGGCAATAAAAAATGTGAGGCTCTTTTTAAACACCCCTACAGCAACAACTGGCAGCATTCACCGCATTGGTCTGACCAACAATTAGAAACTATGCACAAGCTAGGCCAATTCGACACAGGGTTTGGCGTATTGGTCAACGAATCATTAATTATTGATATAGACCCGCGCAACGGTGGCAATGAAGGTTACGCGCAATTGTGTAGAGATACAGGCATAGATTTTAAAGACGCTAGCGGTTTTGTCGTAGCAACTGGCGGAGGCGGCTGGCACATCTATTTTAGCAACCCTGACAATCTATCAATGCTAACCCATCACAAAAGTTATAAAGGCATCGATTTTAAATCCAGCGGGTTTGTTGTTGGTTGCGGGTCGATGCACAAAAGCGGCATTGCATACGAAAAAGAAAAAGGCCACCCAAGCGAAATAACGCCACCACCACAAAAGCTAATCGACTTGCTACAACGCAAAGAAACGCACCGCGCAACAGTTGACGGCGCAACCGTTGATGTAAGCGATCAAGAGCTAGTCAATATGTTGGCAGTAATTAGCCCAGATATTGACTATATGGATTGGGTGCAGGTTGGTATGGCGGTACATCACGCAACAGGCGGCGATGGTTTTTCGATATGGGATAATTGGTCTAGCAAAGGAAAAGAATATGATGCTAGCGAAATGGAATATAAGTGGCACTCATTCGGCAAGTCAGCGAACCCCGTAACGCTTGGCACATTACTGCACCATGCGAAAGAAAGCGGATACCAAGAAAGCGTAGAATTCACATCTGATTTAACGTATGCCGCGCCCGTTGTTAGCGATGAAATAGATATAAGCGGGGTAGACTTAAACCGCCCGCCTTCGTTTGTTGGTGAAGTTTGCGAATGGATTAGATCAACGTCTGAGTTCCCAGCCGAAACAATCGCGGTTGCATCGGCGCTTTCAATTGTATCCAGCGCATCGGGTTTAAATTATGTTAGCGATGATGCTAGGCCAGTTTATTCTAATCTGTTTTTATTTTGTGTAGCGGGTTCTGGTACAGGTAAGGGCGCAATGCTAACAGCAGTACGCAAAGCGATGCGGGAGATAGGATATATTCGGGCAGTTTGTGGTGGGGAATTTAAATCCCAGCAGGCGATAGTACGTAATATGATGCGTAATCAAATTGTAGCCTATGTCATTGATGAAATAGGTTTAGAGCTATCAAAAGTGCAAGGCGCAAACGCAGCTGATTATATGCATGGCGTTAGTAAAAACTTAATGGCGGCTTATAGTTCTAGCGATGATTCATTTAGCGTTGAGCCAGAAGCGTTAGAATTTGCCATTAAGGAAATACAAAAAGAGATGGCAGCCTGCGCCAAAGCGATAGAGGAAAACGAGGACAAAAGCGGGTTTATTAAAATCAGGCTAGAGGCATTATCAAAGCAGGTTGAAACAATGAAGCAATATGGCGGGGTTAAAAATCCGTTTGTATCATTGATCGGCTACACCACTGGCGAAACGTTTTTTAATTTAGTAAGCGGGCATAGTGTTAAACAGGGATTTTTCAGTAGGTCGTTAATATTTTCTGAAAAGGAAACAGTGCCAAAATTCAAGGAGGATTTTTACGGCTCGCCAGAATTTCCAGACGCATTAAAAGCAACGCTATTGGGGTTATCGTCAACAGGCGCAGCGGGCGCAGACGGTAGAAT